ATTTGGAACGGGGTTTCACTATTCGACTGATTTTTGTTCTGTCCACTAGGATCGCCCCATCCTTTGAATTCATGGTCTGGGTACATCTCTTCAATATAACGCTTGAGTGTCGGAGCAAAGTCCACTGCACCCGAATCGGTAAGTACCATCTCATCAAAACACACCCACCTTCCTATAGAGGTTCGTTGTAAGAACGCACACGCTGGTGTACGACCAAAGTCAAAGCCAAGAACAATGGGATAATCCTTGGATGGTTGAAAGTCTAAGTGTTGACAGTGTACTGAATCGGTATACATGGGGTGTACAGGCTTGCCGTTAGACACAAAGCCGTACTCATTGGCTAAGTTAACCTTAATCCAGTCGCTAGTCTTGCCGTTTAGACCACGTTTGTAGTATTGATCTGGCAGGTTAACAAGGTTTTCAGCGTCATCATTGATCTTCCAGTCCTCGCCATCCTTGAATACACCGCCTGGTTGCCTAAAAAATGACCAATCTTCAGGGCGTTCTATCTCTGCTAACTTAAAATACCAGTGGTCTTCGTCAGGGGCGTTACTATCCCCTATCATTCCGTGGTGTGTAGGACGCGCTCCCTCCTTGTTTGAGGGGTATCTACCGTGTCGTAGGTCAAGCATGTCTAAAACAGCCTTAGAATGCTCCTTAGTCTCGTTTAACCACACCCAAGTAGTCTGGATACCACGGGCTTTCTTAACGTGTTCAGGGCGATCAAAGGCGATAAACACGACATCACACTCTACCTTCGTACCGTCCTCTAAATTAAACCTAATAAAGTGCGTAGGGGGTTCTTTATTACCCTGTTTGAAGTCACCAAGTTCCCCGTGTATCTCTAGCCAGTCTTTAATCGTGGTAGAGAACAGTTCAGAGTAGGTGTTACGGGCTGCAATTACCCTAGAAAGGCGTACACCATAGTTCTTGTGTTCAGGGTCAGACACAGGAGCCTGCTCACACATCAGGTCAAACAGTTTAAGGATACATTGGACGGTCTTGCCAGAGCCGAGTGGCCCCATGATGAAGGAGTTTCTAGCCCTACAGTCAGCAAAGTCCTGTAGCACCTGGCCCTGCGGCATTAGGTTGTATTCAATCTGACTCATTTCTTAGTCCAGTCTATAGCATCATAGCCCTTCTTAAAGGCATCTCTAGTCTTCTTGTCAGACTTACGGGCATGGCTACCCTTACCACCGTTAAACTCAGGGAAGTGCCTATCCCTATCTTTCTTATCCAGCTTGTGAACTAGACTCTGGCCCATCGTACAAATCCTCTATGAAGTCATTTAGCAAGTATAATACTTCTCGCATGGCAATGGCATCCCTGTCTAAGAAAGCCTCTATAAACGCCTCTATGACCTCAGAATCAGTATCATCTAGCTCGTACTGTTCCCACATAACCAGTCCTCTAATATCATTTGTTTGCAGATGTCAATGTAGAATACGCTTTTTTCATCGTTTAAGGTGCTTTTAAACTCAACCCCATCATCTGTAAGGATTATAACGATATGGTCTTTAGAAGCAATTACAGTGGCTTCTAGGGCATCTTCTATATCTGGGTGGAGCTTAATTATTTTGCTCAATTTTTTTTTGCCTCGTGCATATATATACTCAGATCGCGCGCCTTCGGAGGGGGGGTACTGTATATCCATCCACTGTACATTTATCCACCTGGCTGTACATCCATACAGTGTGCATTCATACAGTGTACTGGCTATCCATACAGTGTTTGCAATTAACTATCGACAGTATCTGTGTCATTAGATTGAGACCCATCGTACCGCTTACGTTGTACCGATATAGTTAGAGCATTATCAGTCTGCACTGACACAGCTTTAAGTGATGGCTGAATGTACTTAGAGACTCGATCGAATGATTCGACTGCGGCTTTATAGTCTGATAGATCACCCGATGATTCTGCTATCTGTTTAATCTGTAAGCTACCCTCTATCATCTCCATCACTGGATCAAAGTCTGGATACTTCTCTGCAAGCCTCTCTGCTAACAGCCTTTTTAATGGCTTATTGCCTGA